ATTTGATTTTTTTAACAGGGTCAACTGTTTTGAGGCCTGTTAGTTCATCCCAAAAACGACCACAATACTGATGATCTCCTACATGAGTAATGTAGTCTAACACATAAAGATAAGTTTTACCGCCCATTTCCAACCATCTTTGACAGAAACCAAAGTCTTCTCCAAAATATCTTTTAGTTTTAGGGTCATGTAAACACTCAAATAAATTATACATATTATCTTTTTTAGTTTCTTTTCCGTTAATAAAAGTGGGTTGATATATCTCTAACTCTGGATGAGCTTCTATCATCTTTTCAATAACACCTCTTTTAATTAACATACATCCTGTAGGAGCATGTGTAACTTCTACTAATCCTTCTTCTACATTAAACTTCTTAGGATCTTTCATTTTAATTGGAAAAGTAAAACCTAGTTTAGACATATAATCAGCGTCTTTAGCTCCATGTCGTTGAAGCTTTCTAAACATCTTATCCCAATCTAAAAATTTCATAGGATAAGGACAAGCTACAATATCCTTGTCTTTTTCTAACATAGTAAAAATAGTCTTGTGTTGAAAGTCTATGTCTGAATCTATAAATAAAAGATGAGTATAATTATCTTTGTGGCTTATAAAATCAGCCACACATAAATTTCTTCCTTGTTGAACTAATGATGATTTAAGTAAGGTAAAGCTAACTACAATATTATTTATAATACAAGCTTGTTGAAACTTAAGCATAGCTTGTACGTAGTGAATACTTGCTCCACCATGCATTGGTGTACATACCATAATTTTATATTTAGGGTTTACCATTGTAGGTTTATTAGTTAAGTCTATGGTTTCAACGCCTTCGCCAAACCATATCGGTTCATTATTTTGCATTTAGTAATCCTTCCAATGTTCGTTTCCAGTTGATAGATTGCTTAGACCAACCATAATACTTTCTTGCGTATTCTGATTGTAACATTAAATGTTCATGTAAAGAAGGGTCAGATAATGTTGGTACGACCGCATCAATAGCATAAGCAAATTTTTGAGATAAAGCTTTGTAGTTATCATCAAAGGGAATGTACAAAGCATATTCAGCACAAGTTTCATAGAGAGCTCCAAAGTCCGTGAGCACACAGTAAAGACCTGCAGCCATAGATTCAATAGCCGAGATACAAGAAGTCTCTTCCCAAATACTTGGGTAAACAAACATATGATAATCTTTTAAATGTTCTTTAATATAACTATTGGGTTTATAACCTATGTAATTTACATTCTTTAATAGTTTAGCTTGATCATATAAACCTTGATACTGAGGATCGTTTTTTTCAGCAAACTCTTTTCCATATACTTCACAGCTAGAATAAACATCTAAAGTTACATCACTCTTTACAAGTTGCATAGCACCAAGCAATACAGATAGTCCTCTCCAAGGTGTGCAATGATGAATAAGCTTTATGGGTTCATCTTTTTGATAGGGTTTTCTCATAGGTATTTCATCAATACCATTTTTAATTACAGTACATTTATCTAAAGGCATCTTAAATACTTTACGAAATTGTTCTAAGTTCCAATGAGAATTAAATACGTACATATCGTATTTGTTGGTATTCTTGGGATCATTAAACCAGGGGTAGATATTGGGCTGATCCCAAGAATTCTTTTGCCATAATACATTCGGTTTAGTTGGATGTAATGGAATCTTTTCAGGCACAGATGTTGTAATCTGTACTTTATCTAATAAGTCTTTATCAACGTATTTAGACAGGTATTCTAATTGTAATTCAGTTCCGCCTTTAGGACTTTGGTTCATCATTTTTTTGATTCATTACTTTCTGTATTAGTTCTAATCCTTNTGGATCTACCACTACTGTACAATCTTTTACAANATCAGATCCTTCTTTCTCTTCTTTAAAAATTTCTCCTGTTTTCGTATTACGCCAAGTATAAACAGTTTNGCATTTTATTCTAGTTGTCATCTCTATTCATTTCTAAAATNGACGCTATTGCAAATAACTCATTTGCTTGAGTTGCTTGAACTTTTAAAATTTCATTCTCCATCATAATTAANGGTTCNGTAAGAATTTGTTCTGTAGCTTTAGCTGATATAGTTTTATCTTTAACAATGTTAAAGATGTTTGCGGAAGCATCNACTANTGTAATATTAATNTCTGTTCCTGANTTAGCATCTTCAGTTACTAACAAAGATTTTANAATNGCTCTAGAATTAGCAGGACAAGTATACAAAATTGTAAGGTTTGTATCAGTTAAATCTTTTTTAGCGTTTAGATAAATATTAGCCATTAAAAAAATTAAACCTTTCTAGTTCTTCCTTTTGTTCATTCAAGAATGTAGTATTAAGCTGTTGCTTCATTGTTGTCAAGGATTCTAGAATTTGTCTTTGATTTTGTGGATTATATTCTGGTGTAGGTTCCGGTATGTATGATGTAATTTTAGTCACTATCTTCTACCATCAGGTTGTGCATCAAGTCTTAAAGATCCATATCTCCAAGTCTCTCCTACTGATTCGTTCTCTATTTTTACACTTAACAATCTACCTCTAGCTCTAGTATCTATTTTAGTAGTTGAGCTTGTAATAGTAAATGGCCCTAGGGGTGATACGGTTTGTGTCTGAGATGGAAAATCACTAATAAATAATGAGATCTTTGAGTTACCTACAATTTGTTTATAGTCAGGAATAAATCTGCTCATTGACATTATAAATTCACCATCGTCAATATCAAAGTCAGAGGATCTAATAAACGCAGCAATGGCACTTGTACCTGTGCTATTAATTTGATCTGTACCTTTTTCGTGACAATAATAAACAGTTGCTCCGTAAGTATCAGTAATTCCAGATATAGGAAATAAAGGAACGTCAGACGGATCGTTGGTTCCACTTTGATCTTTTGGTATATAGTCAGTTGCGTAAGGTTCATTAAAGACGTCTGCATCTTGATACGTTGTTCTATCTAAAGATCCTGTATACCAACTTGCTTCACCATAATTATAAGTAACAACTCTATCAATTTGTGTAGATCCTGATTTTGGATAAAACCACTTCACTTCTGTGTACAAACTATTATGACCTGCATAAACAATTTCAGTGGCATTAAAATTTAAACCTAAATTTCCATCACCTGTAGTAAATACAAAGTCTTCAACTAAACAAGGTAATTGTTTAACGGTACCATCAAATTGAAAAAAGCCTCCTGAACGACCCATCCAAAATACTGAACCCTGTGCAAAAGCTACAGCGTGTTGTCCAAGACAACCACAATTGGTTCCAACTTGTCTAATACTAAATGTAAATGGTGGTCCAACAAATTGAGCAACATAAGCTGCTTGATCTGTCAAAATTAAAATATAATCTTTACCTTGCACAGCGGCTACAATCTTGTTTCCCTTATCCAATTGAAATGTTCCAGCTGTGTTAATAGCAGTTGGCTGATATACAGATGTTGACTCTTGATCAGAGAATCTAATAAACATTGGGTCTTGCGTAGAGCTATCTCCAATTGTTGTTTCTGTTCCTAAATGAAATAAATGTCTATCTTTTTCAGACACAATTGTTAACCGTGAAGCTGTAGGAGCTCCTGTCATAATAGCTGCTCTTATTGTTCTAGCGTTTGTAGCTCCAGCATCCCAAGTAAAAGATTTACCGTTAGTTATTGTAGCCACTAAAGTTTCTCCAAAATTATCTAACGACCAATTACCTGGTTCAAGAATAACATTAGAAGTTGCTCGTTCCGTGCCCCATGTAGAGTTGCCCCATAAGTAAGTGCCCCAACCATAACCAAGAGTTTGAGTTGTAGGTCCAACAATAAAGTAAGGATTAATGGTACAGGCTCCACTTGCAGCCATTCCTGTTCCATTGTTCTCTGTTGTTGTAACACCGGCTGCAGGATTAGTTAAGCTGATAGTAAAAGAATTGGTTGCTGTAGTTAAAACTTCAAAAGCGTAAGTAGTAAAATCAGAAGATCCTAATGTTGTGTTAGCTCCCATAGAAACAGAAGATAAAGTAATATATCTTCCTGCTTCTAAACCATGTCCCGCTTTGTTGATCGTTACTGTAGCAGCGGCTGCAGCTGAAGTTGTAAAAGTACCCCCAGCAATTGCGGTGTCTAAAGGTGTAATGTCATAAAAGGCACCTCCGTAATATAAAAATAAACCTTGTGATGTTCCTATGGCTGCATACTTTTCTCCAGCTAAAGATGTCCATGTGTGTTGAGCTCTTGCAACACCCGGTATAGTATTTTGATCATTCGTTAATTGTTGCCAACCCCCAGTCTTTTCAGGGATGCCATATCTAAATCTAACAAAGTCTCCATCTACCCATTTACCTGGAGCGGCAGCGGGAGTCCCTTGTTTATCAAAACCTGGTTGGAATTTTACTTTTTTTAATGCCATATCTCCCCACTATACTATTTTTTCGTCAAAAATATAGTCCATTCTAGCTTGGATATCAAATCATTTAGCTCCAAATCCTTGAGCTTATTATTTTTTACATATTTATTTAGTTCTTCAACATCTAAAATAAGCCATTCATTTTCAAGCTCAAAAACCATTTTGTTTGCCTGAGTGTTTAAATAACCTGTTTTATACATTCTGTTATTTGATTCTTTTTTCATTCCTCTAACATCAAATCGATAGAACGCATTTTGCCCTTTAATAACTCCTGCAATGTTCCAAGATGTTTTTTCTTTTGGATATTCTATATTAGTTAAATATTTAGAAAACTTTTCAATCACTCTAAACTCTAGTATACAAAATAGATTGAATAAAATTTAAATATGAGTTGTTTTCGTTTTTAATATAGTAAGACATTGAAGATGGAAAAATAATAAATTCATTTGTTTTTAATTTTATTTCGTGTCTTAAATTTTTTCTTCTATTATCATCATAGTTAATAATTATATTACAACTATCCGAATCTATTTCTACTCCATATAAACAAACAAAGTCTGGCGAATCTTTTAAACTAGAAAAATCTAAATGAAATTGAGGCTCTGATATTTGGTTTCTTTCATAAAAAGAACCATAGTAATTTTTACTTTGTAAATCTGTTTTATATTCAACTCTCATAAAATCAGTGATGAAAGTATTTATTTTATCCCAAGTCTTAGAGAAAGAATATTCTACGTCTTCATAGTAATGAGATAATGTTATATTTTTTACTAATAGATCTGTTTCTATTTCGTATCCTTTTGGCATTTTTAAATTACCAAAATACAACGCCGTTTCAGATAAAACTTTTTTATTTATCATTTTGTATCCTATCAAAATTATATGCTATAGATACTCTAAAATCTTTTTCCTCACTTCTTTCAACACAATGGAATAAATCTGCTTTAAAAATAAGTAGTCTTCCAGGTATAGGTTTATACCAAGAGGTGTAAGCGGTCAAATTAAAATTATTGTGAATCACTGGTTCATTAATTCCAGGGTCATCTTTAAATCTAAAATGTATTTTAGAAGAAGATTCAGGGTTACTTTTTAAAAAGTATACAGCAGACAAAGCATTTAACGAGTGATTATGGTACTCTTGATAATCGTTTTTATTATAAATATTAAACCAAGCTTGTGAACAATTAAAATTATTTTGATATTTTAATTTTACTGCGTAATCACCAACTTGTTTAAAAACCCAATCGTGTAGTTTTTTAAACTCCGTATCTTTTAATAAATCATAGGTTTGTAAAGTATTATAAGTTTTATTAGATATCCAATTATCTCCACCCGACTTTATTTGTTTTTTAATTTTAACACATTTCTTAATTAGCTTGTTCTTAAAATTTTTATGTTCTGTGTTATCAACGAACCCTATTATATTAGCGTTCCATATATCTAAACCTAAAGTCATTAAATTTATTTCTTAAAATCTCCTGGTAAACCTAAATGAGGTCTTCTATCAAAGATATTTATTTCAGCTTCTTTTGATTTGATATTATTGTAATGAAGAAAAACTTGACAACAATCTTCACCTTGAAATGTTTCTCTCCAGTGTTCTAGTTCCATACCTCTATAAACTAACATATCTCCGGGTTTTAAATTAATTCTAACACCTTTGTTATTACTAGATGTGGTTATTCCTTTTTCATCATCGGGCATACCAACGTTCTTTTTAGGTTCTAAATATATTGGCCAAGGATCACCTCCAAGATTTAAAGTTGTGGATATTTCACAACTAAACCTATCTTTATGTCTTTTTAAAACATCGCCAGCTTTATAAATTCTTGCGTAAGTATAAGTAGGATTTAGTTTAAGTCCTGTTGCTTTTTCCATTTTAGGCTGACATTTTAACATTAAAGTTTCCATAACAATATCAGCATATTGACAATACGTTTCTGGAACTTGATTGTCACCAAATCTTCCCATTAAAGTTTCAAATGGAGAGATGAATCTACTATCAAATAATGTTTTAGCTACTTGTCTTTTCATTAAAAAATAATTGTAAACAAACAACGCTAAGTCTTTTGAGATTGCTTTTTTAATAACTGTATATTTATTTTTTTTAAACATAGTTATTTAATAAATTTTGGTAAAGCTTGAACATTAAAATGAATAAATCTAAATGGATCAATACCAGAATCTAAAACAAACTGATGTTCTAAATAAGCTGGGAAGATAATAAAATTTCCTGGCTTTGGTAGATAATATGCAGAACTGTTTCCAACTGAGTTTACGTTCTTATCTTTTAAAGGTAAGTCACACATAACTTTTCTTACTCTTGGATCATGAAATATTGGATAAGATGTTTTATCACTACATTTTAAAAAATAAAAACCGCTTAAGTGACTGTTATAATGAACATGGCCCTCATGATGACCTCCACCATTTTTAGCAAACTCTTGAACCCAAAGTTCATTTAAAGCAATATTATAATGTGTTAAATCATAACCCATATCATTTAATACTTCGATTGATCTTTCTCGAACATACTGTTGAAATTCATTAAAATGGTTATTAAACAATAAACCTTTTGAATGGTGAGACATTCCGAAATCCCCTAATTTCTTTTTTAAAATTTTTTCTTTATTTTTAATAGTATTTTTATTAAGTGTTTTAGTTTCCTTAATTAATTCATTACATACTTTATTAAGTGGCTTTACCCACTCTGAGATTTGAGAAATATAAATTGGTGTATCAAACCAATACTTTACGTGTAAATTTTCTTTCATAATAACACTTTATCTTTATCACAGAATATTTCAAACTGTAAACTAATTCTTCTTTTAGTTTTACTTATTCTTGGTTTATGATCTAAAAATCCAGGAAATATTAAAAGATCATAATCTTTAGGTTCAACATAAACTGTTTCGTTGTTGTATCTTAAATCAATACCACAATTTTTAATAGTTTTCAAATACAGGACTCCACACAATGTACAAGAGTTTGCGTGATTATGCCAAACTTCACCTTCTGAATAATCTTTATCCGTGCAATACGTCCAAAGTTTTGTAGGGGTATTATGTACCTTAATATTTTTAAAATATTTTTTACAAGAATTAATAAACAAAGAATATAATTTATCGTGGTGTTTACTAAAGACTTGGTAATTATAGTGATTATAAATTTTTTTCTGCGTGCTTATTATACAGTCTTCAATTAATTGTTCTTTAATATTTTTTATATCTTTTTTTAAATTATCAAGATAGAAAATTTTATCTTGTTTCATAATTATGGTCTTGTACACTCATTTACGTGGTATTTCAATGCGTCGCCACTATTTGTTTCAATTGAAAAGAAAAAAGTAATTAAAGTTAATCTTGGCTCTTTTGACATTCCAAAATTTTCAACACCGTGGTGGTGTTGAGCATCAAACAATACCATCCTATTTTTAAGCGATGTAAATTCAAGAGTCTTCTGAAAGCATTTACGATTGTCTTTTAATGCTTTTTGAAATTTTTTTGAGTTTTCTTTTTTTGAATATTGTGCACCGTGCTCTAAAATGGGTTCTTTTACCTGTCTATAAATAGCTGTCCCTGCATCTTTATGATTACTTAGATATACTATTGAAGTAAATTCAACTCCTGTATCTGTATGGACAAAACCAGGATTCTTACTTCCAGATATTTTTTGAAAGTGTTGTAGTGCTCTCCATCTCATAGTCGGTTTTAAAGCTTCATTTGGATATAAAGCACAAAGTATCTTTTTAGTCGTGTTATCAAAAAACTCTTTAGAAAAAGTATGAGTTGGTTGGCTTCTTTCTCCAGGCCATCTTCCATCTCCTTTTGAAAATTTTTGATTATTAGCAAAAGTAATTACTGCTTCTGGATTCTTAAAAAAATCATCAATACAAAGTGTAGGCCAAAGCATAATTATAAAAACGGATTTCCTAAATTCCAAATTACTAAGGAATATCTAGTCCCTTTCATTACTGGTTGTACTTTATGCCATATAAAAGAAGGGAAGACGACCAAAGACCCTTTAGAAAAAACCTCATTACAACTTTTTATTTTTCTTTTTTGTTTAAGATCATCATTACCATAAGAAAATAAAAGTTCTCCACCTTCGTACTCTGTCTTATCAGTTAAACTAAGCGTCATAGAAAGTTTTCGTATATTGCCAGCGTAATCTCCTTCTTTGTAAGCTGACTCCCAACTATCGCAATGCCAGTCATAGTGACCTCCGGGTGAGTATTTAGTTAATTGAAAATTCTCTGCCCCATTTAATTGAAAATTCCACCCAGCGCCTTCATTAGCTAATTTTATATAAGGCAATACATATCTAGAAATCCAAGAGTCATCGGTCCAAACAATATTTGAGTCTCTTGTTTTTTTTAATTTTTTAATTTCTTGTTTATTTAAATTATTACCATTATTAGCAGTTCCACCCACAGTAGCTAATTTTTGTCTTTCTTTTTTAAGATGATAGTATTTAATTATATCATCACATATTTTAGGAGGGATAGCTTCTTTGAAAGCCCAATACATATATTTTAAATTCATTCTGTATCAATTCTTATAAACTAAGGAAGATACCAAGATTGAGTATCTTCATTCCATAAATGATCTCTATCTGGTGCATCCCCAGCTGGTGATTGCCATTTTGCTTCTGATAAATCTAATGTCCAAGAAGCGAAAGGTTTTTGTTCTATAAAAATTTCATTTGAAGGATCCCAAATACCACCTATGCCTGCTGAGTTACCTCTAAAAGGTGTTCCACCTTTCTGGTGTTGATTACGCACAGTATCATAAGAATATTGCTTCCAAAGATTTGCAGGCCAGTTATTGTGTTTAGCTAAATGAGCTTGTCCAACAGCCTCTGATGGATTGTTGTTTTCATCAAGCATATCTTTGTCATCCATAGAAACTATATTTAGAACAACATTCTCTTCTGATAATTTTGCAAAGTGTGCCATATTATTTATATTT